GCGATGGTCAATGCTGGAGGGACTGACTGATGGCCAAGTTTCGCAAGAAGCCTGTAGTCGTCGAGGCCACGCAGTGGTTCAAGAGAGGCGATCACCCGCTGGACTACAGCAAGACACATGATGGATTTGCTGGTGGCGAACTGGTCACATTCTCACCAGAGTACCGCAAGCAGATGCAATGGGAAGGCGACATCGTGCGCTACTACCGCACGCCGGACGTTGACGGCCAAACTGTGTGCAAGCACTGCGGGGACATCATGCACAACCACGGCTGGATTGACACGCTGGAGGGTGGACACATCGTCTGCCCAGGCGACTGGATCATCACCGGCGTCAAGGGTGAGCACTATCCATGCAAGCCTGACATTTTTGCTGCGACCTACGATGAGGTGACCGACTGATGAAAGCGCCGACCACTCCCAAGTCGTCGGCCTCGGCCGTCAAGGACCGATACCTGACGATCCGCGTGCCGCCAGAGGTCGAGCTGGCGCTTCGCCGCCAGGCTGACGCTGACACCAGGACGCTGGCCGCCCAAGTGCTGCACTACATCAAGGCGGGGCTGGCAGCCAGCCAGAAGGGGGATGCCGCATGAAACAGCGCACGCGAGTGTCTGTGCAGTGGTTCCCTCGCCGCTGGCCGTACTTCGCCATCGGGTTCGACCGTGGCGAGTTCCACCTGTACTTGTGGATCGTCGAGATCGAGGTCTGGAGATCGTACTGATGGCTGCAGACAGCCCGAACGACAAGCGCCACATCCTGGTGGCGCTGCTGCGGCCTGCATCGATCAGCCTGGCCGCGTGCCAGGTCATCGGTGGGCCGCGGCCTCCGGTCATCGCCGTGTTCCTGGATCGTGAGCAGGGCACCATCAGCCTGGTGGACGTGGTCGCGCCATGAAGAAGTCAGGAAAGCGCAAGCCGGCTGGCCGGCCGGTGACCTACACGCACTGGGATGAGCTGATGGCCAGCGCCAGCGAGCCGCTGCCGCAGGAGCAGCGCACCTACCAGCTCACGCGCATGTACCAGGGGCTGCACGCCCTGGAGACGGCCGCGGAGCCTGGCACAGAGGACTGGCGGGTCGTCAGTGATGCCGTCAACATGCTGGAGACCTTGGTGGTCGAGATGCAGGTCTGCGAGGACGCCAGCGGCCTGCTGATGGACGCCATCCGCGGCCTGGCAGTGGCCGGCCAGCGCCACAAGCGCGAAGGCAAGCCCATCAGGCTGGATGGTCCTGGCATCCAGGCCGTGCGCACCGTCCTGGCCAACTACGGGGAGCTGCTGGACATGCTGCCGGCACGCACCATGATCAGGTGCCACCGCCTGACCGAGAAGCGCATCCACGCCATCCTGGACGGCCGCAAGCAGCCGCACGATGTGGAGATCGTCTAAGGGTTTTCACTTACTTGCGTTCATCGTGGGAAATCGTGGTAAGATGTGGCCATCGCAACCAACCAGCAAGGAGCTGACCGATGAGCAAACTGATCGCCACATACCGCAATTGCCCGACACCTTCCAACAGGGCTAAGCTGCAGGCATACCTCAAGAAGCACATGATGGCCGTGTGCATGGCCACACCAGAAGAGATTGCCTTCCTCAAGGCGCACGAATTCACAATCTGAAGGAGACCACCATGCAACTCAAGCGCTACCACGTCATCCTGGGCCTGATCGGCCTGGTGATCGCAATGGGAATCGTTGGCCAGTCCGACTTCGAGGAGGCCGAGCGCCAGCAGGCCGAATACTGCGAGATGGTCAAGCTGTGGAAGCAGACCAAAGGCCAGGCCGGCTGGCCTGCCTATAACGGTGAAGGCATGTGCAAGTGACCTGCAACCAGAACTGCCGCCAGGGCAGGGATTGCAACTGTGCAGGCTGGCATGTGGTGCCACTGCACGACCTGCGCGAGCACGAGGTCAATGGCTCGTGCTGGTGCCGCCCTCAGCGCAATGAGGACGATGTCTGGATTCACAACAGCATGGACGGCCGCGAGGCCTTTGAGACTGGCGAGCGCCAACCGTCCTAATCAGCCCTTGCGCCTTGCGTAGAACAAGGTTCTGTCGCCAAACAGATAGAAGCCGACAGCCGCAGCAAAGTTGTCTACCGCATCGCTCGGCTGCCCGTTCAGCTTGAGCACAGCCCATGTGCCCAGCACAATCAGCGCAACACCAGGCCTCATGAGCCGCACGATGGCCTCCACCCAAGGATAGGATGGATTGGTGCCTCCTGCATCGTTCATGGCCTTGAACATCTCGATGTCGAGCTGGCGCACCTTGATGTATTCATCGACATTGGTCGGTTTGTAGCCATCTGTCTGGATGTAGCGGCCGATCAGCGACTTGCCGAGGTCCACCACCAGAGGACCGAAAGCCGCCAGTATGGTCATCGGATCGATCATGGGTACTTCCTCCGGTCCAGTTCGAAGTGAGGACCGTCAGGGAATCCCTTCCAGTCACCACCCCAGATAATGGCCACATTCAGCTCTTTGGCAGCCTCTTTCATGGCCTTGGCGATCTTGTGATACAGGGGCCAGTCCCAGCGCACTTCGTCCTCGACCCAAGCGCCAAGATCAACTGCATGACCGGTGATGTGCCGGCCATTCAGCGTCTGACTCGCGCCGGCCTCATACAGCGCCTTCTGGCGTTCTGGAGTGCGTAAACCCTCCAAGACCGTGAAGTCGATGGTGGTGATCTCAATGGCGCGCTCGACGACCTTCACTAGGTCTTCATGCACACCCTTGAGCCGCTGCCTGGATCGTGCGCCTAGCTTGTACATGGTCAGTGCTTCCAGAGGCTGATGATGTAGCCGACGATGACCGAGATGCCAGACACAATGCTCATGCCGAACCACAGGCCGCCCTTGCCTTTGTTGGCAAGGGCCAGCAGCTCCTCGATGTTGCGCTCCAGCTTGTCGACTTTCTTGTCCATCTCTTGGACCTTCTGCCAGAGCACGCCGTACTTGACCAGGTCAATGCCTTCTTGTTGTTCCTGCAGCATCGTGTCCGACTCCATCAGAGGCCTTCGCCAGGGGTCATGTAGACCGTCGAGGCACCACCGGCTGCGCCACTGAAGTACAGGCCGGCCGAGAAGCGCAGGATTTCAACAGCACCAGGCACCAGTGGGATGCTGGGAGCAGGGTTGCCTGCAGTGGCTGCCACAGCGTTGGCCTGGGCCTCGGCAGCAGTCGGACCATAGCCCAGATGCACAGTGTTAGCGCTGGCGTTCACGATGCGCATCTGGCCAGCCACATGGTCCGAAAACTTCTGGTAGACCGGCACCTGCACGCCAAGTGGAGGTGCAACAGCGGCCGCGATGACTACGGTCTCGCCTTGCGGGTTGAATGCGATTTGACTGTTGGTGGCCATGTCAGACTCCTTGTGCAGCGCTGGCTGCCTTGTATGCCTTAATCACATCAGCAGTGTGCGTTGCCGCGCAGATGGCTTGTACACGGGCGTCTTCTCCGCTGTAGTCAGCACCAGGTGCAACAATGTGGCGGTGGAATGTTCCACTGATTTGTTTGCCGTTTTCCATAATGGCGGTTTTGGTGCGAACTTGCACACAGCCGTTTTCAATGACCTCGATGCGGTCAACAACTTCAATTTTCTCAAGCATGATGCTCTCCTAGTATGACCCAAGAATCCACTTGGGATTTGGTTTAACAATCGGTTGCGCCAGCAAATTCTGGCAGGGTTTTCAAATACTGATATACCTGAGCAATGAAATTTGAAGAGCCATTGTCGACAGACACCGGCACAATGTATGTCTTTTCAAGATTCGCTTCTTCGCCAGAGAAAGAGACAATCGCCGCAATCTGAGTTTTATTTCCAGAGACAGATACAACTTTTACATAGGCGTTGAATGCGATCTTTTCAGCGCCTTTGAAAATTCTTCCAGCGTCTGTTTGAACAAAGACTTTTCCATCGACTTCAACAATTTTTCTGAGTGCCATTCTGATTCTCCAATCAAGTTTTAGAAATTACGTCCAACTTCATACGCCCGCCCAAGCGAATTGACGTAAAACACAATCTGCTGACCAAAGTCATTCATAGTTGCATCGACACCGCCTTTCGGAACAATCGCTGCTGTACCACCGCCACCTTTAATAGTGACGCTTCGGGTGTTCTGGTAATTCCACAGGACAATGAACTGGCCTTTCTGAAGACCGTTGAAAGTGGTTATTGTCGTGTTTGTTGCTGCGCCAGCAACACCAGATCCAAATGCGATTTCACCAAGGCCAAAACAATTAAGAGTTGCAGTTGCAGTCCCAATGCCAGTAATAGTTCCAGGCGTCGTGCCTTCAATTGCATTTTCTACAACTCCTTGTTCTGGAATAGCAAGATAGCCAGCACCGCCTAAATCTAAAGAATAATCAACTGGTCGCAGATTCCTGATATACGGCATCTTGACAATGTAGGGCGCAAGAAAGTTGAACCCTTCACAGTCAATAAACTGATTGTATTTTTGGTTTGCGTTATCTGTTTCGACGTTTGCAGTGGTGCGAGATACCGTTGCAGATTTGCAGTTAAAGAAGATGTTGTCCCAGGTGTTTGCGCCTGAGATCAAAATAAAATCTTCACCGGCTGGCCCAGGCGCAAAGCGGCAACTATTAAATTTGTTTCCTTTGCTTGCGTTAGTTATGTGTACTGCATATTGATGGTCTTCCGTGTAGCAGTTTTCAAAAACGCAATCAAAAGAATTGTTCAAGTAGATGGCTGTGCCGCCGATAACTGGTACTGGACTGTACGGGTGGTTGCTTTCAAGCAAGCAACCAGAAATCACATTGTTGGTTGCCTCTGGAATTCCAAGCGTATCGCTGTAAAACCCAGCCGTGTCATTCAGACTGATGATTGCATCGTTGATGTTGTTGGCGTTCGTAATCTGCCCATCAATGTAGATTCCGTAGTTGTTAAACCGGATGAATGTTTTTCCTTCAACACGAACTTTTATGGCATTCCGCATCCGAATGCCGTACTTAAACCCCTCAATGGTGCAATCACGAATTTCAGTGTTGTATGCGGCATTGACAAGGTTTGTTGTCCTACGAATCAGAATGCCAGAACCGTTGCTGTTTGCCATGCTGTTGGCATAGTAGTTGTTCGGGCCTTGCAGCGTCAGGCCCTCAACGGTATGCCAACCGTAGTTTTCGTTCTGAGCAGTCAGATCAATGCAGCTGTGTGTCCCGGCGACTATAAAAGTGGCACCATAGCCAGTCAGTCGAATGTTTTTTGATGTGGCAGGAAAAACAATAGTGCTTCCGATCAGATAGGTGCCAACTGGCACAAACACCTGAGTATTGTTTGGTGCTGTATCTAAAATGCTCTGAATGATGGCAGAGCAATCCACAGCACCAGTTGGGTCGGCGCCGCGATCAACCACGTTGATCGGAGCACCTTTTATCATCGAGTAAGAAACTTTCGTCAGCGACATTTTTTTTCCTTAAACTCTGATCGAGCCAATTCCAGAAATAAACGAAGTTGTTGCAGTTACAAATGCACGAATTCTTCCATCGTTTATTGCAGTGATTGGATAAATCTTGTCACTGATCCCACCTATACCGGCACTTCCTCCAGATGTGGTGACGGCTGGAACAAATGGAAAGTTCGTCGTGAAATAAAGGTCTGTGGCCGGAATGCTGAGAATGCATTCAAACCAGAAATAGACAACATTTCCGATTTTTGTATATCGGCCTGTAGATGTTTGACTTGGTGTACCGCCACCTGAATCTACAAAACTTGGCGTCCAAGTCCCTTCTTCATAGTCATCCAGCAACTCGCTGGTCATTCCGGGAGCACTTGGATCAACAGAAAAGTCGATGCCTTTTCCAGCGGTGCCGATGACCAAATTGCCATCAATGATGGTCTGATTGCCTGTGCGTGTCGACGGGAAGCCAACTGTCTTGAGCATTTCTGTCTCCTTAAATCAAGAATTCGATGACGGATGTGGCGGGAGGTGCTTCTGAGAACGTTACATTCCCACCAGCCACTGTGTAGGTGTTTTGATTCTGATAAACGCCATTGATAAAAATTGCGCTTGGGACAGAAGACACTGGAAAAATGGTTTGCACTCCATCGCCTGTTGCATTCGATGTCACAAAGCCATCGCCAGACAGATTGTCGTTCAGGGATGTGTAAACCACACTGCCTTTGGAGTCCAGCACCTGGATGCTGTAGTCGCTTGCCACGTAGAAACGCGCAGGAGTGCCGTTGCGTGATGGATAGCCATTGAGAGTGCGGATGGGTTGTGGTGCTGCAATGGTATTGGCTGCATCCCAATAAACTGAGATTGGGTTCACTTGTGGCGACAAGTTGACAGCACCGATCCAGATGTAACCATTCTCCAACGGCTGTCCATCAGCACCTGCAAATGCCGGATAAGGCGGTTTGACTTCAATCGTGGACATTACTGGTTCTCCTGGTCAAATTGTCCTGCACCTTGCATGGATTGCACAAGCCAGCGCTCGCGCCAGCTCAACTCACGCGGCATCTTGGCCGCATCGGCAAATCGCCGGAAAGCGCCAGAAAGCGCCACAGCTCTCACCGCGGCCTGGCTGGGGGTGGTCCTGGTGGCACCTTCCACCGCCAAGCGCTGGAACTCAGGCGAGGCAATCAGCTCGTCTGCGGCCTTGGCCACCTCAGTCTTGACGCCTTTGCTCAAAGCCGCCGTCAGGCCAGACGCAATACCAGCGCCAGGCAGACCCATCGCCGTGGTGCCAGCTTCAATGGGCAGGCCAATGGCTGCACGCTTGGCCACGCCGAAGACATTGCCGATCAGCGTGTCAGCGCCCTGCAGCTCTTGCTGGACGGCCTGGATGCGGCCGGTGGTGATGCGCTCGCGGGTGGCTTTGCGCACGTTGTCGGCCACTCGGTAGAGGTCCGACAGCGCCTTCCTGGACGGCTGCGGCAGATTGTTCATCAGCGCTGCATAGGCCTGTTTGTTTTGCAGCAGACCCTCATACCAGTTGGCGTAGGTGTTGAAGTTGAGCGCGCCATTCTGCGTGGCCTTGCCGAAGGCCGTGTTCAGGGCCGATGCAGCCACCATCTGGCGCATGTCCTGGGGGATAGCCTTCAGGATGTTGACCAGCTTGTCGGCATCGCCCTTGGTCAGCGCCTGAGTGGCCGTCGACAGCTTGGTTACCAGGCTCTGGTCGAGCTGCTTGCCGAACAGCGACACCATGTCGTCCTCGAAGCCCTTGCGCATGGCCACCAAGCTCTTGGCCAGACGGTATTGCTCGCCGCGGCCGACTGTCTCAGCCAGACCGAACTGGTCATCGTCGATCAGTGCGTACAGGCGCTTGGCCAAGCCAGTATCGGCATCAGCGAACGGTCCCTGCTGGCGCGCAGCCGCGCCGATGTCGCGCCGCACATCATCGATCAGCGCATAGGTCGGGTAGCGCATGCCGATCACGTTGCCGGCATCGTCTTTGATCTCGCGCGGGGTCAGCTTGCGCCGCACCGACTTTTCCAGACTGGAGAGGTTCTGAGGCCCATCCAGGTCCAGCGCACGTTGCTCGACGAACGTCAGCACGTTGTCAGCAGGGCCGCGGGTTTGGGCCGGCACGTTGGCGCGCAGGTCATCGTAGACCTTGTTGGCCTGGCGCTCCAGGTTGGTGACCGTTTGGTCCAGGTTCGTGCGCACTGCCTGGTTCATCCGGCTGAGGTCGGTCATGCCGCCGATGCGGGTGATCAGATCATCTGCCTGCTTGCCGACCTGCTCCAAGCCAGCGATCTCTTGAGCGCGAGCCTGGCTGCCAGGCACCGACTTGACGGCCTGCGCCAGCTCACGATAGGCCTGGTTCGAGGTCAGGTGGTCAGGCTGCAGGTACTGCTCGATCTTGAGCCTGCGCGCAGCCTCCAGCACCTTGGTGTCCGGTGCGGCCTGGCCGGCCAGGATCGTGGTGGCTCGGCCAGAACCAAAGCCGCCACCGGCTGCCTGGCGGGTGGTCGCTGCCAGCTCCTCGGCCGTCATCATGGCCGGACCTGCTGCTGGAGCTGCCGCAGCCGCAGGAGCCACTGGAGCGCCAGGAGCCATTGCCGTGCCCATCGGAGCGCCAGGTGCCGCTGCTGCAGGCGTCACAGGGGCCGCTGCAGCCCCACCAGGGGCCACAGGAGCCGCGCCAGGAGCTGCTGCAGGTGTTGGTGGCACCTCACCGCCGCGGATTGCTCTGACGGCCTGCGGGATGCGTGTGACGGCCTGGCCAGCACCACCGAGCGCTCCAGCCAGCGCCACTTCGCCAGTGTCGAAGCGGCCGCCAGTGGCAGCCTGAGTGGCCTCGATACCGGCTTGGGTTGCGCCACCAGCCACGATAGCGCCAGGGATGGTGGTCGCACGGCCGGCAGGAGTGAAGGCCGCCACAGCGCCCAGAGCACGCGGGATGTCGCTGACTTGGAAGCCTGGCTTGATTGCGTAGAACTGGCCGTCAATGGACGACTGCAGCACAAAGTTGCCCTTCTCGTCCTGCGCAACCTTGACGCCAGGGAAGTTGGCCTGAATGACCTGCACAGTCTCCTGCGGGTTGGCCATCAATGTGCCCAGGGCCGACTTGAAGCTGGCCATGCTGAAGGTGTTCAGCTCCGGCATGCCTGCCCAGTCTGGCAGCTCTTGCGTGGTCGGGGTGGCGCGCTCGGTGCCAGTGACGGCCTCGCGGATGCCGCCCAGGACGCCCATCGGTTCGGTCTTCTGGAGCTGGAAGCCAGCAGGCACCTTGGCCATGCCATTGGCCACATCGCGCTCCAGCTCCATCATCTCGTCGCGGGTCATGCGGCCGGTGCTGTAGGCCTGCAGGACCGGGGCCGGCAGCTCAGGGATGGTGGCTCGTGCGCCTTGTGGCTGGGCCTGGCCGCGCAGCGCAGCGCCACGAGGCAGCATGATGGTGCCAGCCTTGACATCGTTCTCGAACTCAGCGGCCTCCTGGGCCGTCATCTGTCCGGTGCTGTAGGCCTGGTAGACCCTGGCAATCGCATCCTGCGGTACAGAAGCCATGCTACTGGCACCCAGAGCACGTTGAAACGTGCTGGTCGTGCCGCCCTCCGCAATCGTCGGAGGAGGTGTATTCAACTCTCGCACGCCTTGGGAAACGCGCTGCATGTAGGACTTGGTGCGTGGTCCCCAGTTCTTGGGATCAGTGCCGCCGTGGTATTCGGCAGCCGCCAGCACGATGTTGCCCTGGTTGCGGTCCAGCGACTCCTTGAGCAGCCGGCCAGCAGCCTCGGCCGCGTTCTCGGGGCTGAGGTATGCATCGATGCCGTACTTGTCCAGCACCGCCTTGCGGGTGGCCGGGATGATCTGGAATGGCGTGCGTGCGCCGGCCTCTGACACCTGGTCAGCGTTGGAGCGCTCACCGCGGGTGAGCACCGAGACCAGCAGGCCGCTGGGCAGCCCGAGCCTCTGCTCTGTGTTGGCTGCCAGGTCAGACCAGAACGGGTCTTTGTAGCTGGTTGGGATGTCTCTTGTGGCCATGTCTTATCTCTTGAACGTGCTGCGATCTTCGCTGGCGCGCATGATGATGGCCTCGATCTGCTCCCTAGTTAGACCAAGCGCAAGCAGCTCACTAGACACATCACGCACGCCGGCCTCCAGAGCCTCTTTGAGACCGCTGCTGGATTGCACAATGCGATCATTTAGAAGTCGCTTGACTATGGTCTCAAGCTGTTGCGTTTTGGCCGTCACATCAGCCGGTGCTGCTGAGGCTGGCGCAGGAGCTGCAGCCGGGATATTCAATGCTTGGCGCGCTGCAGCAATGTCATCATTGTTTGGATATGTTCTTCCTTGACGTGCAGCAATAATTGCTGCTTGTTGCATCACGCTTGCTGGTGTGGCAGACGCTCTCAGCCGAGCTTGATATTCCTCATCCGCTCTTCGTTGTGCATCTAATATGCGTCGGCCTTCTTCTGTACTTGGGTCGATTGTTGTTGCCCTTGAGCCTACAAATCTTTCTCCAGCCATTCCAGACGGCGCTGCAGCGCCGGCTGCAGGCATTGGCGCTGTAGGAGCTGCAGGAGCGGGTGCCGCAGGCGCAGGTGCTGCCGGAGCCGCAGCCGGTGCTGCTGGCATAGGTGCAGCAGGAGCCGCACCAGGCACAGCACCAGTCTCAGGCTGCGCCCAGCGCATGTAGCCGCGGTTGGCTACCGCGCGGCCGGCCTGTGTCGCCGCCAGGTCTTGCGCTCGCTGCTCCATGAACTGGCGTGCGAAGTCCACATAAGTGGTACCACGAGGAACCTGGACGCCACCGATCTCGACATCTCTGGTGGCACGGCCGAGCGATCCGACCGAGTTCACCCACTCAGACTTTGCACTTTCAGATACTGCCTCGTACTGCGCCATCTTGGCCATGCCGCGCAAGAACGATGCGACCGTTTTGGCGTCTGCGTTCTCAGCCGGGAAACCCTTCAGCGCCAGCTCAATGTCTCGATCAGTAGCCGGTCCAGGAGGCAGCGACTTGATGGCCTGCGTGTTGCGCAGCCTGACGTATTCCTGACGGGTTTGCGTCCAGGCGTCTTGGTTGCCGGTTGCGTTCCTGAACCACGAGTTGATGCCGCTGAATGTGCCGTAGCCGCCGCCCTGCTGCTCCAGCCTTGCCGCCAGGTCCAGCATGCGGCCTGCAGCCTGTTCGGAGCCGACTGCAGCCACCGCTGCATCGTTGACGATCTTGGTGGCGCTGGCGTCAAGCTGGCCGCCCTTTTGGTTCAACTCGAAGAGCTTCAGCTCTACGTCAGACTGCAGACGGTCGCGGTCCAGTTTCAGTCTGCTTTGATCCAGCACCAATCGACTAGCACGGTCTGCAATCGTGCTGTCCAGGTTTCGGATGTTGGCCGCGGTCTGCGTGTTCTCCAGAGCCAGGCGGGTCGGAGTGTTGGCCGTGACAAGCTCCTCCTTTGTTGCCGTAGCCTCGCCAGCACGCACCTCGGCCGGTGCCTTCAGTGCCTGGATGGACGAGGTCAGCACCTTGTCGCCGCCAGGCACGCCAGCCAGCATGATGCCGATGGTCTTTTGCGCGCTCTGTGGGCTGACCTCGGCCATTTGTGCCCATGTCTCGTAGGCCTTGGCCTGCTGCTCGCGGCCGGCATTGCGTTCAGCCGTGGCGCGCTCACGCAGGAGCTGGATGCCGATCTGTGGCTGGTTCGAGCTGAAGGCCGACATGACCTGGCCGCCGAAGCGCAGCTCGTTCTCTTGGCGATCCTTGGACAGCGTCTCCCAGTTGGCGCGCATGCTGTCTGCCTCGTTCTTCGGCAGCAGCATGGCCAGGTTGGTGAAGTCTCGCGCAGTCGGGTTCGGGTTCTGCATCAGTGCAGTGATCTGCGTCTGCAGTTGCTGCTTGCGCGCAAGATCAGCCTTTTGGGCCTGGCGCTGCGCCTGGATGTCGGCAATGGTGGCACCGATCTTGAAGCCGCCAAGTGCAGCCTCGAATGGGGTCTGGACGTTGATGTCGTAGTTGATTGGCTGAACCATGTGTGGCTCCTTTATACCTTGCCGTAGTCGACGGTGAGGTAGCCACCGGACTCTCCCACAGCGTCAGGATAGACGCCCAGCACTTCTTGCGCCATTAGGCCGACCTGTCGGCAGCCACCCCAGACGTACTCGAACTCGTAGACGCCAAGGCCGTCCGGCCTGGTGCCCACGCGGGTGATGTTCTTTTTCAGTCGAATGTCGCTGAAGATGTTGCCGAAGCCTGGCGTGCCGACTTTGGCACCGTACTGCATGCCCAAGAACTGGGCCGGCAGGTTGAGCACGTTGGCAAAGGCCTGACCCTGCGCCAACTCTGCGCCAGCTCGTGCAGCGCCCTGCTGTCCCATCAAATTGGCGATGTCTGCGCCAGTGCGCAGGCCGGCCGTAGCCGTGCCGGCAGCCGATGCCTGACCAAGCTGTGCAATGTTCTGTTGGGTGGTCTGGCCAAGTGCTGTCAGGCCGCCGAGACGGCCATACTGCTTCTCGATCTCGGCCTGCAGCATTTGCGGCCGGAACTGGGCCAGGGCTGCTTGGATGTTGCCTCCACGCAGGCCGCCAGTGGCCGAAGCACGTTGCAGCAGCGCCTCTTCACCCTGGCGCACTTGTGCCTGGAATCCTGCGCCACCCTCGATGCCTGCAATCGCTGCACGCTGGGCCTCTGGGCCACGCAGACCGAGCAGCGCTTGCTGTTGCTCCAGAGCAGGAGCGCCGGCTGCAGCGTAAGGCTGCAGGCCAGTGATCGCCGTAGTGCCAGCCGTGACGTAGGGCTTGAGAATCTCTTGGACAGCGTTGAACTGTCGACGCTGCTCTTGAATGCCAGCTTCGCTGGCTGCGACTTGTGCGCCGGCAGCGTCACCTGCTGCATCGGCCTGCATCATGCCGCCGATGAGCTGACTGCCGCCGACGATTAGGCCGGTGATTGGATCAGGCATGGCTGAACTCCTTCATGTAGTCTTCGAGTGTTTCACCGTACAGCGCCATGACCAGGTGGGCATTGTCTGTGGCGTACTTGGTGCCGTGGCACAGCGCCACCACCATCATGACCACATCGTAGTAGCCAGCGCGCCAGACGTAGGAGCGCGCATCAGCTTTGCCTGTGCGCTCGGCCTGGTCGGAGCCTTGCCACTTCAAGATCATGGTCGCCACAACAGGCGCAAGGGTGATGGAATTGGCAGCCCAGAAACTGTTCTGGTTCATGCCGACCAAGGTGTTCCAGATGGCTGCGTTCAGGTCTTCGCGCTCAACAGGGTCGCCATCAGCCACGTCATCAAAGACCTGGATGGCACCCCAGAGCATCAGCAGCCACTCAGTGGCTGGCGCAGGAAGCGCCAGAACCCTTTGCAGGTTCTCTTTGAGCCACTCAGAACTTCCCATGCGCGCAACCCTCCAATGGTTGGATGAGCTGCTGGTGGCCCGATAGACTCAGCGCCCTCATTTTCCCACAATCTGCCATTTGGTCAATCTTCCTCGAACTCGCTCTCTTCCCAGGCCTGGCAGGAGCGCAGATCGTGGCAGATGAAGTCGAACTTGTTGCAGTAGCCGCGGAAACCTGCGCCCACGTCCCACTGATTCCAGGGAATCTTGTCCATCTTCACCTGGGTCATGACCGAGTTGTCGTAATACTCGCAGTTGGAGCAGCGCCGACGACGAGCCTCAGCCTCGTCGCATTGCATGGCCTTGGCCAGCGCCATCCAGTAGGGCTTGTTGGCTCCGCGCTCGTTGCTGGGCTTTTCAGGGCCGAGCATCCAGTCATCGATCACCACTTGGGTGTTCTTCTTGTTCTCGGCTGCCGTGATGAACGGCTCCTCGTAGGGGATGCCTCCAAAGCCGGCCAGCATCATCTTGGGCATTTTTGCGTCTTCCATCATGGACTCCTTCAGGTGATCTCGCGGCCTGAAATGCGCAGCGTCAGCGAGGTGGCATTGCTGGCGATGGTACTGATGAATGCACCAGGGTCCAGCTCTTGTCCGACCAGCTCAGGGCAGAGATAAGTCTCGCCAGGCACCACCGAACGGTCGTCGATGATCAGGTTGGCATTGCCAGCAACACCACCAACCTGAACCAGGTTCACGCTGAACGTGCGGTTCACTGTGTCGGTGTTGGTGACCGTAGCCTTGTCGATCAGCGCCTTGGCTGCAGTGGCTGTGTACTGCGTGGTCTGGACAGCCTCCATCTGCTTGGGAGGCACGAGGGTTTTTACGATGACGGTCATTGGATACCTCCGATGTTGTTTGCGACAGTGAGAATGATGGATGGAATGCCAGGATGTGGTGCCACAGCTCCAGAGGCCAGCAACTGCACGCCGAGATTGCTCACGCTGAACATGACCTCGACGTAGTCTCCTGCCTTCAAGTTGAAAAACAAATTCAGCGCCACAAACACTTCAGCATTGTTGCCCTGAATGCGCACTTGGCTGGCTGAATTGGTGACATCAGCTCCATTGAGTCTGAACCACACATAGAACTCTTCAGCCGTTGCGACTGTCGAATCAAGCTGCACAGAAATCTGGAAGTTGTAGATGCCTTCAGTGTCGACGTAGACGCGCGAAGTTGGCGTGCCAAGGTAAACGCCATGACTCAAGTCTGTGGTGTTGAACGTAATGGCCTTGGCCGTGTTGATGACCGTTGCAGTCTGCGTAGTGGTGTCGTAGAACGAACCATACCGGCTGCGCTTGAACTCGCGCTTCGGTGGCAGCATCTGCAGCCCTTCAACAGCCTCAGCCAGCCTGGACAGCAGTGCCATTGCCTGGTTGGCCTTGTTCTCTGCTGACGCAATGCTGACTGCAGTCTCTTGCGCCAGCATGGCGATTTGGTCCAGCGCCTGTGTGCCCTTGATGTCGCTGATCGAGCAGCAGACTGCCACCTCTTGCGCCAGTGCAGCGATCTGGCCAAGTGCTTGGATGGCCGTTGCCTGCGCTGTGCCTGCGTCGATCTTGACCTCGTTGACGACATCAGGCGCAATGGCCGCCGTGATGGCAAACAGGTTCTCGAACTGCTTGATCTGCTCGTGATCCTTGAGGAACGTGGCGAGCTGATCTCGGGTCAGCCCGAGTGGTGGCGTGCGTGGATTGGTAGCCATCAGTAGAGCAGCCCTTCAATCTGTGCTTCCAAGCGCGCAAACGCAATGTGCGCATCGCTGTCACCGCGGAAGCGCTGGATGCGCCAGTTGCGCATGCTGCCCTGCTGGAACCAAGCCAGGCGCTTTTTGGTGTTGCCGATGGTGCCTGCACGCAGTGGCCGGTCTTGGCTCCAGGATTGGCCGTCCAGGCTGTAACTGGTGGTGATGACCGGGTCGACGCCCAGAGCCACGCGGCCGGTCAAACTGACCAGCTCCAGCTCGTGGAACAGTGCGCCGTTGCCCTCGTTGTAGGCGATCAGCGTGCCGAACTCCCAGCGCACCTTTTGACCCCAGTGCGTGCCAATGGTGTCCACTAGGTAGCCGATGTTGCTGGACTGCGGATCACCGACCAGCCACTTGTCATAAGCCCAGATCAGATTGCGCGCACGGTACTGTGCGAATCCGACCACCGTGGTCGTCAGCGTGAACCAGACCAGCTCGCCAAGTGCCTCGCTGGCCGCCGCGTCATAGACCAGCGTGCGGTCAGGCAGGTGGACGTAGAGGTGCTGGTGCGCCTTGTCGTTGCGCGCCTCCAGCTTGACCGTGGCGAGCTGTGCCTCGTTGTACTGCAGCAGAATCTCGTCGATCTCCTGCGTGCTCACCTTGGTGGCCGTGGCGTTTGCACCCATGTAGATGCCTGGCGCTTCGTTGCGGCCGCTTCCCAGAAATGCCACCTGCTCCATGAAAACACAACAGCCGAACGTGCCGATGACGCCCTTCTGAATCTGCGCACCGTCGATGCGTTGAAACGGGAAGAACTCGCCGCCCACATTGTCGAACACCTCGATGGTGTTGCGGTTTAGCGCGTAGACCTCGTTGCGCAGCTTGACCAGGGCCACTACCGGATCAGGGTCTACCTCAGAGCTGCCGTACTTCAGCGGATTGACCTGAGTCGGGTCTGACAGCTCAGTCACCACCAAGTTGGCACCGTCGGTGGTCATGAAGTAGCCATCCACCCAGCAGAAATCCAGCACCAGCCCAAGATCAGGATCAGTCACCTGCGTGAGGACGCCATTCCAGTAGTACAGCCGTCCACCAGACGCAATGGCCAGCCTGTCGAAGCTGTAGTCCATCGTCACCAGCGTATTGACCGGGCCGCCGACATCGCCCAGCACGGTCACAGCGCCATTGCTGGCCACTGTCACAAGCTTGGTGCCCATGACTCGATAGCAGATGCCGTTCCAGTTGATGCCGCCGCGGTCGATGCCTGGGCCGCTGCCGTTGGCTACGATGCCATCACCAGGACGCAGGAACCCAGAGCTGATGCCGCTGTTCTTTGGCACAGGCACCATGTTGACCGGGTAAGACGTGCGAAAGTCCGGGCCGTTGTCGGTGTAGATGCCGTTCAGGATTGGAATCTGCATGGCCTCACCACTTCACCTTGTCTGCCCAGTAGGCAGCGCTCATCTTTCCCTTGGCGATGTTGCCGGCATGCCTGGCCTTGAACGACTCGCGCCTGGCCTTGTCTGCCTTGGACTCGCCTTCCCTTTTGGGGCTGCCAGAGACACCCTGCTGACCGAACCTGATCGTCTTGACCTGGTCGCCAGACTTGGCCACCACGACATGCGACTTGGTCGGGTGCCCAGGCGTGCGCTTGGGCTTGTTGAAGCCATCGACGCCTGCGCGCTCCAGCCGTGGGTCTTTCTTGGCCGCCATGATCAGGCAATCCGATACCAGGAGTTGGTGGCCTGCACAAAGCGCATGCGGAAAAAGTCCTCCGCTGCCAGCGTCAGGGGAGCACCATAGGCAGCGGTTGCGCCGTTGATGGCCAGCGTGAAAGCCGTGATCTGCTGCGTGGTGGTAACCAGCACCTCGGTGCCGTCAGGCGTCTGGGTGTTCAGCGGCAACGTCACCGTGCCAGTGGCCAGAGTTCCGGCCGGCTGGATCAGCATCCACTGCTGCTGCGCCACAGGCGTGGGCACTGCCAGGTTAAAGCCGGTGCCAGGCGTGTAGACGTTGGTGGCCAGCGTGGGGCTGGAAAAGGTCTGCTGAAAGTAGGCCAGCAGCGCACTGATCGGCAAACGCCGTGCGTCACCGTTGTTCGGGCTGTAGATCGGAACCTGGTCACCAGGCGATACCTGGGCCAGCAGGGGGAGTTGATAGATTTGCGGCATGGTGTGTTCCTCAGTTGTACTCGATGGGGCCGTCCGGGCCTGCAGTGACCGGATCGACCGGTTGACTCAGGAACGGGTTGTCGTACACGCGCCAAGGCTTGTTGCCGGCACCGGATGGCATCGTGTTCGGGAATTGCTGCTCCAGCGGAGCTGTGGCGCGCTGCAGCAGGGTGTCGTATCCCTGCTTGGCCGTGGCCTTGGTCTCGTTCATGACCTGCTTGCCGTAGCTCGGGGCCAGCCGGATGCCCAGGTTGCAGATGATGGTCTCGTAGGCCGAGTCCGGCACGTTGGTCTGCTCGTCGATGCTGCCGTCCTGGGGGCTGGCCGGGATCGGGTAGCCCAGCCGGATGCCCTTGCCGTTCCAGTCGGCCATCATGGCATCGAGCCTGCGCCTGGCCGACTCAAGCTGCTCCGGCTGCAGGTCGAAGACGTAGGACGCAAGGCCGATCTCCTCGAAGGCTGCATAGACGAACTGGCGCTTGCTGTATCCCATGTCACTCTCCTGATGGCTGCTGTGCGAGCGCAGTCTCGATCAGGCTGGCCAGCTTCTTGTCGGACGTGCGCTTGTTGAATGGTATCGCCAGCTCGGTGGCCTTGGCCTCCAATTCCGCACGAGTTGGTGGTGCGTTGTCATCAACGACAGGCGCAGCAGGCTCGGGTGCAGGCGCTGGCGCAGGCTTTTGCTTCTTGGAAGCCTTGACCACCGATGCGCGCCGTTCGACAGGCGGTTTCTGCTTCACAGGCGTGCGCCTGGGGTTTTTGGACTTGCGTCCCATCAGATGACGCGCTGCCAGCGGTCCTGCTGCCTCGATAGCCGCCTCAAGCGTCATGTGCCAGCCAGAAGCCAGCTTGGCATCCAGTTGCGCCTGGCCATGCATCGGCATGGCGTCGTAGGAATAGCGTGCGCGCTGGATCGATCCAGGAGCGCGATAGACGAGGCAGGGGAATGTGGTCATTTCTTGGCCTTCGGTTTCTTGGCGGTCTTGGCCGCGGCCTTGAATGCGGCCTCAGTCGGTGCGCCCTTGGTGCCAGGCTTGCGCATGCGCTCTGGCGTCTTGCCAGCGTCCTTCTGGCGCTCGATGCGCTCGCGCTTGGCGTGAATGTTGGCGTAGAGTCCGGCCTTCACTTCTTGGCCTTCTTCGGTGCTTTGCTGGGCTTTCCTGCTGCCTTGGCAGCCGTGCGCGCAGTGGACAGCGCCACAGCAACAGCCTGCTTCTGGGGCATGCCCTTCTTCATCTCCTTGGAGATGTTCTTGCTGATGGACTTCTGCGAATAACCCTTGGTCAATGGCATGGTGATCTCCTTGGCAATGGGGGGACCGAAGTCCCCCCACTTTTGCCGTCAGCTTACTGGTTGAACAACAAGATGCCGGACATCTCGGGCTGCTTGTTCACCACACCGAACAGCGTGTCCAGACGATACTTGATCGTCATGCTGTCGATGTCGTAGAACTTCTGCATCACCACTTCGATGTTGTTGTCGGTGGTAGCGCGCATCACTGCGGTACCAGCGTCAGACGGAA